AAATTTAACCAGTCGGAGCGCTGGTGTCCAGCTTACTCGAAACTGGGGTTCTCGTAGCGTCCTTCCGCAAGCTGGCGCGCGACTCGGATGCGCGTAGCAAGCACAACGTCGCGAGCAACGTTAGCCCAGTTCACCGAGCCTGCACCCATGATCTCAGCCAGAACGCCTTCTGTACCTAGACTGCTAAGGTAGCTGGTGAGTCGCTCCTCGGGCCAATAGGACATGCACAAAGCAATGTCCTCGTGACTCGAATCCTTGTTCTCCCAGGTCGCAGCTTGCTCTTGTTCGGTTGCGAAAATTTTCATATCTCATCTCCGTATTGTTGCCAGCCTGTGCGCTGGGTTCTTGCAAACAGTTCGACGTAGGGGCCTTTGCACATCGCCTCTACGGCGTTATAGAACTCGTCGGGTTTGGCCGAGTGACGGCCGCGTGGTGCAATGATGACAGAACGCGTGCTGTGAGAGTCGACATGGCCACGGCCTCGTCGACCAATCATGCAGACCTCGTGAGCTGCGCGCACATAATGACCGTTGCCAAAAGCAAGGAGAGCTTCAGGAAGTTCTCCTTCACGCTCGACGGGCTCGAACTCTTTCGTGGTCTTGACCCACACGAGCTCCGTCTTGTACGTGTATCCCCACTTCTTCATGACGTCGAAGGCGATCTGAGGACGCGAGGCGAGACGCCACAGGAAGAGCAGCGAATCGTCTGCCATGATGGGCAACTGAAAGTTGAGGATATCCTCGTCTTTCATAAGGTCGTAATGCTTCTTCGCCGCTGTCGTTTTGAACGCCTGCCCGATCATCCAAGGCGGGTCAGCGACGAGCACGCGAGGAAGCTTAGAGGTGCTCATTTTGTCGCTCGAGACGCCACTCGCTCCCGTCGTTACCATAGACCTCGAGGCATTCCTTCTCGCGATACTCGACTCGGTTCATGTAGCTGCCTCGATCGGCGTACGAGTTGGAATTGTAGCCCATAATACGACCGTCAGCCACAGCCGCAGTGAACCGCACGGCCATATCGTTCGCTGCTTCTTGGCGCTGAGCCTCTACTTCGTGCTGCTTGGCGATGGCGAGCTGGGTCTGCACTTTCGATAGCTCTCGCTGTAGCTCTTGCTCTCGTGCTGTGAGCTCCTCGACAGTCGGGCCGGCGAAAAGATTGGTGGGTATACTCATAGGTCGTCCTCGTCGTAAACTCGGTTGGTGTCTTTACGCGCACGCAGCAGAGCGTCCACCAACGGATCACCAGCCAGCGCATCGATCTTGTTGTGGACAGCGTTCCACAGCTTGCTGTTAGCTTCTTGCCTGTCGTTGCGTGCGTCTTGCAGCATGGGCTTTAGCTCCTCGGCTTGCGTTAGCAGAGCGTTGCGTTGCTCGCAGAGAAGCTCTGCCTTGCGGTCTGCCTTTGCAACCTCGAGAGCTAGAGCCTGCAGCTCGTCATCCACGAACAGCTTGCTCACCGCGACACCTTGTTAATGCGCGCGTAACGCGAGAGGAACTCGAACTCTGCCTGCTGGGGGGCCCAGGGCACGATGGTAAAAGGCAGCGGTTTGGGCATACGCGGCTTGACTTGTTCCCAGTATTCGGTTTGCGTGAACTTGGTCATGAGGTCGCGGAACTCGGTGGACAGCGACACCACGTCGGCCTGTTTCACTGCCTCTGGCTCGTTGTCTGGGCTGAGCTTGAACTTAGCGACGATGGCGGCCATCGCCTGCTTTTCGATCGCGTGGTAGCCCTTGAACGCAGGCGAATACTTGAGCGGTCGGGACACGTCGTTTAGGTACGCCTCGGAAGCATCATGCAGCAGGCCCCACAGCTTGAGCTCGTCGGGAAGCTGATCCGAGACGATGCAGCTGTGTTGTGCGACTGAGAACGCAAACTCGCCGTCCGTGTGACCGGTGAAGCGAGCAATGCGAGAGAGCGCATGCGCGATATCGGAGATGTCGATGTCCTCAGGCCAGAGGTTCAGAGGATCGACGTTCCGGCCAGAAAAAGTCGGAATCTTGGAGACACCTTTCACGGTGCCAGCGGTTTCGAAGTTCATTCGCTGATCCTCACTACAACGCAGTAATCCTTACCGATGATCTTACGCAACTGGTGCGCGATCGACTTCTGGCGGAATCTCAGCCTGTCGAAACGAGGCGAGTCAACCACCACGTCTTCTAGCTTTTCTGCTCTCTCGAGGTCTTTGGCACCGAGCCAGTAGTTCATGTCGTCGGTGCCGTCGAGCTCTGCAATGTCTTTGTATCGGATGGCGTACATACTCTAATCCTCGTCGTAGTCGGGCTCGTCGCCCCACTCGTCATCGTAGTCGTCGGTGTCGTCATCGTCGTAGAAGTCGTCGTCGAAGCCGTCGCCGCCGTAATCCCCGTCGCCAGGTCCCATGGCTACCATCCTGTCACCGCCTGAAAGAGCGTCTTTGTGATCCACAGCCCGAGCAGTCCGCCCGTGAAGAGCAGCCACGCCAAAAAGATGCCCGTGATTATGTTACCGATTAGCTTGCCCATTGGCTTCCTCCTGTCGCTTCTCGTTGCCTGCGAGCTTGGCCAACAGTCTCTCCCTGTGGCACCGTTCGCACAACACAGGGTCTTGTACGTAGCGCTGCTTGCCAGGTCCGCCGCAGTCTTCGCACATCGTACCGGTCGTAAACCACATCACACGTACTCCTCTCTGACGACCATGTCTTCATGATCTGCGCCTGTGCCGATGAGCGCCACGGGCAGCCCAGTCCTCGTCTCGATCTCGTCTACGAATTCGCGCGTGTTGCGCGTCAGCTTGTCGAAGTCTCGCTTACCGTTGTCGCTCCAATCGATGTACTGGGCGAAGTTGAGGCACAGCTTGGTCGCGCCGTTCGTGCGCACAGCGTCCTCGAGGTTCTGCCACGAGAACGTTGCTACTCGACGTATCCGCTTGGTGACGGTAGTTCGTTCACGCTCGGCGAGTTTGATGGTCTCATCGTAGGGCATTCCAGCTCTTGCCGCCACTTCTGCCCATGTGATTTCCTGGCTGTCGGGATAGAAGTCGCCAGAGCTACCCTGGGCGATGTTTCCGACACGGATTGGATAGCTCCTGATATTGAGCCAGACGTCGCCGAGTCTCTGAGGTGCCACGCCAAGATAATCCAGAGCGGCAGCGGTAGTGCAATTGCGGCTAGTACACTGAGGATAGTGCGAGCCGTGGTCGATAGAGAGCGCATATCCTTGTGATCCCTCGTGCAAGATGTCGTCGTAGCTGAGAATGTCGTGGATGGCGTCACGGAACTTCTGGGCTTGCAGGATATGAACGCCCTCCAGAGCGAGAAACGCATCGCTGTACTGGGCAGCAACAGGAGCGTTCTGCTTGCGGAGGATCTTGTCGGTCATCGCTGCAGCCGTGCCCTGCATGGTGCTGGCGATGTGCGCTGTGCTTTCGGCCCCTTCCCTCTCACGCGCCGCATGCTCGTCGGTGAGGACACACGCTCTTTCGTGGATGTAGATGGGAGGCTTGCCGCACTCCTTCCATTCCTTCGTGAGCTGTGACCAGGTGAAGCCTGAACCAGGAGTGAGGAAGAACGCGCAATCCCAGGCTTCGCAGTCGCGCCACAGCATCGCCGCCGTGGGAATGGCCTTGGCTACGAACTTGAAACCGTTACGGAGCGCCGTATGGCCGGCGTTCGGGAAGTTGGCTGACGAAACACCAGCGTAGCCCTTATGATCGGCGAGCCAGGTAGACAGCTTGCCCTTGCCAGAAGAGCCGTACGCCGCATCGAGAACAACGTCAACATGACCGCGCATGATCAATCCTCCGCGTAGAGCGATCGTTCGAGCTCGTACACGGCCGCGCGCATGGCGTTTTTCGCCTCTGCGAGCTCACGTTTCGAGTCGTTGTAGATCACTTCGTCACAGTTAAAGCGCTTTTGCACTTCTGTCAACACTTCGCGCGCCTGGCGCACTTCTTCCATCGCCTCGTCCACCGGCTTGCGGATCGGGATGAGCTCGCCCATGTTCTTGGGGCTGACCTGAGCCGGCTCTTCCAAATCCATTGTGTAGCCGATGAGCGTTTTGCCATCCGGCCCGTAGATCTCTGCCATTACAGGTACTCCGTTTGTAGCAGCGCACCAAGCGCTCGTTCTGCTTCTTGCACTTCGAGGTCGAGCGTCACGCGCTGCACGAGGAATTCCCGCACCTCGGTCCGCTTCTCGTAGGGAGTGACTTTGTACATCATGCTGTTCTCGACGATGGTTTGTGCACGATCGCGAGGGAGGGGACCAGGCCAGTTCATCGATCGTAGGGTCGCCCCTTCAACCACGACGAGAACTCGATGTAGAGCATGTGGCCGACAGCGAGCAACAGTACGGGCATCGCTGCGACTTTGTAGAGACGGACGACGTTCTTAGTTTTCACGGGCCAGGTCCAACAGGTTCTCGACTGGATAGTGTATCTCGCCGATGTACAACACACCTGGGAATCCCCAAGACTGGTAGCCATCATCGGCTAGGGCAAGGCACGTGTAGCGCCACGCTCCGCACACGCACACCTCTTTGGTGCGGATGCGATTATCGTTCTCATGACGCCAATCTTCTTCCCAGTAATGAATGAGGAAATCGGAGTCGTTCATCGTTTTGCGTCCCTCGCCATTTCAATCAGCCACTCAGCAAATGCGAGAGGCGTTCTGTTTCGTTGAGCCTTGCTACAGACCTTGATGCCAGGTGGTACAGGGCCTCTGGGCGCAGTGCGCGAGCCTGAGCACCAGTGTGTTGGAGTTCCGCCAAAACGGCACGTGCGATCCACGAGGTTTTTATCCACTCGGACAAAGTAGAGCCACGTGGTTTTTCTTGCGACGTGTCCCCACGCGCATTGATCGACGACGATAGAGAAACCATACGCATCGTGTTCTCCAGGACGAGGCAAGCCGGCTGCATCCCAGAGCTTGGAATTAGCCGGCTGCTCGAGCACGCCACCGTTTTTCCTCACCTGCTCCACGGCCAGCAAGCCCAGCTCTGCTTCCTCTGGCTTCTTGTGGAGGTGCTTCAGTCGCGACCATGGGCCGCACGGCGGATGCGCAACAACAGGCTTGCCGCCTTGGTACGTGCGAGCGTCGCGCTTCTCGTCGTACCACTCTCTCACCAGCTTAGGGTACGGGCCCCGTGGCTCGACGTAGAGAGCCACGACATCTTCTGTCACTCGAAGACCTCGTCCTGGCACTTTTGACAGAGACGCGAGATGCTGTACTCTTTGCGCGAGAGCTCGTCGCGGAAGTTGAGATCGGGTGTCTTGCACCCAGCACAGCTAGCGCACGTCTCACCGTAGGCTGCTTCTCGCACGATCTCGAGAAAGTCGACCAGCGCTTTGGGCTTAGTCGACATAGAACACCTGTTGCTCGGACAGGTCAGCCTTCTGAATCTCGCGAGCGATCGTGAGCAGACCACCAGCACAGATGGTGAAGCCCTTCTGTGTGTACTTCTGCAAACGACGCAGCGTCGACATGGGATGACTGACTGTGTGGCAGACGAGCTTGCGGTGGGCCAGGTCCTCGAAGAACCGCTTGTGATAGAAAAAATCGCCCTTGCGGTTGAAGGCAGCAGCAGCGATGGTGAAGTCGAAGCTGTCGACCGTCGCCTCTACCGTTGCGAAGGTGCGCTTGCACAGATCGATCTGCCCGAGATGCGTATCGACTTTGCAGACGAAATTGTTTTCGAGCACGATCTTCGACGTGCCTGTGTTGACCGCATCCGTCACGCCTGGTTTTGTGATGCCGAGCACGAGCGGTTTGGCTTCCAGCCACTGACCCGCGTTGGAGAAGAAGAGGTCCCAATCGGTGTGGCACTCGCCGGTCAAGCAGAGATCACGGATAGCACCGCCAGCGATGCAGCAGCTGATCCCGGGAAGCTCGTTGAAGATCGGCTTGCACTTCTCGAAGGCGTACGATACCGCGGCCGGCTGTTGTCCAGGCTTGAGCACGAGGATGTCAGTTAGCATTAGATGTCCGAGCCTCCCCAGGTGTGAGTTACTTCGAAAGGCTGGCTGCAGCTGGCTACTTGGTCATGCAGAATCTGCGCAATTTGCGGAGGTTGCCAGCCTTCGGGCTTGAGCTGCTTGCCGTCTTCGCGTTTGGCGCCACCGCGCTTGTTCATGTTGGTACGATGAATTTCGTCCAGCACAGGCTCGGAGTTGATGCCGAAAGCCTGAAATGCTGACTCTACGACATACGCTGTATCGCCCAGCGCATCGGCAGCCTCGACAAGATCGACGGCTGGCTGGTCGTAGCCAATGCAGTCGGCCAGAATGTCTTTAATCTCATCGATCCAAGGTTGCTTGCCGTACACGGCCTCGAGAAACTCGCAGAACTCCTCCGCGATGAGACGCACGGCCTTGTGCACCGCTTCCTCGTTGGGAACCATCGGGAACTCTGGGTTTTTGATCCCGAAAGCAGCGCAGAATTGCTTGAGCATTTGTCTGATGGTCATCGCGAGCCTCCGTTGAACAGTTTAGGGACGCGCTAGAATAGTGTCAACTGACCAGCCGTCTCGAGCCGGTTGTACTTCGTGTAACGGGCGAACCGGTCAAAGCGCACGTCATGAGGGAACGCTGCTTTGACAATACGATACGTTCCCGGGTAGACCCCTACGGTCCAAAACCAGACACGATCGAAATCGCCCTTGTAGTCCTCAGCGAGAATGACCTGCTGGCCACCTTCTTTGTTGTACTTCTTGCTCTTCTCGCCGTTAACGACAACGAACTGCACTTTGGTTCCCTCGCGAACCTCTCGCCCCTTGTTTTGCAGTAGACGCGCAGCTTTCACGTGGGGCAGGCTCTTGTCTCCGAAATCGGCCAGCTCTTTTTTGATCGCCTTGCTGATCATGACAGCTTCGACGGGATGATCCTCGTGGAACACGCGTAAACGGAACTTCTCGATCAGCGCAACAAGCTCGTCAGCTGTTGTAGGCTTTGAGCCAAGCAACTTGTCTATGACTGCTTTTTGTAACTCTCTAGCAAGTCCGCACGAGTCTCCTCTTTTAGACTCAATACCAACAACGTCAACCTCTTTTCCTGGCTTAGGCGGCGTAAAACCCTTGTGAGCCAGGCGATATGCGTACTTCTTCCTATTGTACTTTCGCTTTTTGACGTCGTAGGTGAACGCGATCCCTTCGAACGCTTTTTCGTAGTCGAGATAGAAGATGTTGTCACGGCAGCCCCATTCTTTCGCCAGCTTCGGAAACAACTCTGCATTGCACCACGAGGTGAACTCCTTGAACTGCTCGACTGTGGGCCCCACCACAAACAGCGAGTCTGTGTCGATGTAAATGACGCGCCATCCTCGAGCTCTGCATGCATCTCGAGCTGCGTGGATCAGCGAAACACCTGTGCGCGTGATAGCCAGCCCGATCTCTACGCTGGAATAACGCGAGTAAGGCGAACACGCAACACCCATGAAAGCGTTCCCAGCCATCTTGTAGGCCATTGATTTGCGTGACGCTTCCTGCTCCTCAGGCGATCCCTTGGGAAATTTTTTGCTGCGCTGTTTCCACTCTTCGCGCAACGCGAGCATGTCTTTCACGCATTCGGGCAGCACGCCTTCGTCATCGGTGCCGAAAGTGATCGGCTTCGTTACGCCGTACTTCTGCATCGATGCCTCGTCCACAGGACACGTGGAGCCAGGCAAACCAATCAGCTCTGGCGAGATGTTCAGCGAGATCATGATCGACGGATACAGTGACTTAAAGTCGGCCACATGCACGTTGTGCACAAGCCCGTCTTCAGAGCGCAACTCGTCCACGTGGTTCGGTCCCTCGCAGTAAGCACCAGCGAAAGACTGATCTGGGTTGACGGCTTCATGATCTTTGGTCTTGAAGTGAACGCCTCGCCTGTTGCCGTAGCTCATCATGAGCCCGTCTACTTGGCGCATTGGCTGCAACCCTGGCGTATCAGGGAAAACCCAGGTCGCCTCGCACAGAGACTGAAACACAGACAGGTAGTCGGTCGCCTTCTCTATGTCGCTCTCAAGCACAACGTCAGCCACGTTGTAATCGCTGAGATCTTGCCTGCTCTTGCCTCCGGCATACCAGGCTTCCCACGTGCGCGAGCTGTCGAAATGCGACTTGCCTCGCCCGACCTTAGCCATACCGATGTTCTCGAGGGAGAAAGACACCTTCTCTGAGGCATCGCCCGAGTTCATGTTGTTGCGCTTGAAGCACGCAAGGTGATCGAGGTAGAGCTTGCGTCGCCACCATTTGGGTAGCACGCCTAGACGGGCCGAACGTCGCACGATGACATAGAAATCGAATCCGTGCTTCGCGTGCTCAGTCTTCAGGATATCGCTGTCTATTTGGCCACCGTTCCAGGCGAGAACCTGATCATAATGCGCGAACGTTTCCCAAAATGCAGCGAGTAGTCGACGCTCGTCGGCGTCGCTGTCTGACTGCAGGCAGCGGTGGACGATCTTTCCAGTCTCTTTGCCTTGCGTGGTCCAGCAAAGCACGCGCGCGTGGCCAGCGGTGAGATGGAAGAAATTAGCTCTGGAGTCAGCCTCAATGTCGAGATAGCACGCATAAGGCTTGCCGATTTGGGTGTCTGGGTGATCGACGAAATAACGACGGATGGGCGAAACGTCGCCTTCGAACGTCTGCACTCCCAGCTTGTGCCAGTAGCGTATTTGATCGCTGCGCTCGGTCCAGCTTCCACAGCTTACTCGGTACCAGCCGTTCTCTTTGCGGCAGTTGGCTACCGGATGCGGGTCGCTGCCTGGGATGAAGAAGTCGTAAGTGCAAGGCACCCAGATAGACGACCCGCCTGGTTGGATGAATTCGATCTTGTCTCCGCGCGACAGCGCGTTGATGACAATCATCGGCGGAAGTAGAGCTGCTCACAAGCGTAAAGAGGAGCTCGCCCGATCATGACAGACTTGGTACCAGCACCACCTTCGCTCCTGTACTGCATGTGACACCGGTCGCATTCTAGCACGCATGGCCCAGACACGTGCCCTTTGACGACGAGACTACCGCACTCGGCGCAGTAGAAACCCATCAAATTGACGGTAACTGTCCGTTCTTCATTTGTACGATCTTGCGGTTCAGGTACCATGCAGCTTTCTCCAGATCTTCGAGTGGCGCGCATTTCTTGTCGTGACGAGCGATGTACTTCACCACGTTAAAAAGGTAAGCGTCTTTCTCGAGGCCCCAAGCCTCCAGCACCTTGATTACTTCGTACGGATTGTCTTCGCCGCCGTAGTGCGCGGGATGATTAACAGCTTCCATCATCGTTTTCCTTTCCAATCGTTGATCCCACGCTGTCCAGCAATCGCTGCATCAACAGCAGCATCGCATTCTGCGAGAGTAGTGCAGACTCGTCCGTAACCTCCGCCAATGTTAACAAGTTGGAGAAAGCGTCGCTGGTCGTCGGATAGCCTGCCTCCAGGAAGCTTGAGCTCAATAACAGTGAGTCGGCCAGACGGGCGTACGAATCCAACCAGATCGCTACTACCTCGGCATAAACCGTAACGAACTGCATGACCCCCGTGCGTTTTAGCAACTCCGACTGCGTTCCTCCAAAAAACACAGTCAGCTCTTTTTCCAAGGTGGAGACGAGCTCTTGCTTGAAATTCCAACTCGGATTCGTTAAGTCCCTCATCGTTATCATCGTCGTAGCTCATAGTTCTTCCTCAACAGCTCTACCTGCTCTGGCGTGAGACTGATTTGGTGGCCCTCATCGTACATGTACATTTGCCCGCATACGGAGCATTTGTAATCTTCGTAGGGATTGTACCTCTGCTCATGCAGGCAGACCAAGCACCTAGAAATCACTGGCCACCTGTTTGTTGAAACCAATCATCCAGAGCCCTCTTCATCCTCTCCAGCCACGCTTTCTTCGCGGCTGTACCTGCGGCGCACTTCAACTCGTCGAGAGATGAGATCAGGTAATCGAACAGCCGACGGTCTGCTAATCTGTCCATTGTCATAAGCCTCCAAAGCCGCAACCTCAACACGAGTATTTGGCTTACGCTCGAGCCTGGCCACATAACCGATCGCTGCATCGGCTGCTTGTAGCCAGGCTAGAGATGGGCGCTTGTCGTTGCATTGCCCGAGCCTGTAGTTGGCCCAGACAGCTTGCTGTATCTGACGTGGAACCATGCGCCAATGGTTGAAGCACATCAGTTTTTCTGGCGGAACAGCTACCTCGCAACCACGCGCGTGGCAGCAATGCTCAGTCGTCGGACAGGTCGTCTCGTCTTCCGGCAAAGCGATCCCTGGCATACTCAATTGTTCCGTCATCTTTGAGAAATCCCCAATCTTCGCTTGCAAACGGGCCGGCGAGAAAGAGCGTCACACACGGCTTCTCGTCATAAAGATCGACACGGTGGAAGCAATTGCTATCCAGCTTGTTGATCGAGAACATGCGGAACCGGCGTTCGATGATCTTGCGATTGGCCTTGCACAGATGATCTTCACAAGGCAGACCGGTACGCACAGCGTATCCGCAATTGTTTTCTACTCGCTGTTCGCTGTATCCGCGCCACAGGATGAGGCCATAGCTCCACTTCCAACGGTGGTTGTGAAACTCGGCGTCATCGCTTGAATGAAACACGTGGATGTACGGGCGGCAGTGGAACAGATCCCTGAACCACTGCCCCACAATGTACAAGCGAGTCAGGTACTTTTTCGCATCGCTACGCCAAATGGTGTAGCGCTTACGTGTTGCCACGTAAAACGCTACCAACCAAAGAGCGACGAGCATCATTGTACTTCTGCTAGCTCCGCTGTTTCGACGGCCTCGATGCACGGCAAGAACAGACGCCCAGGCAGTGTCACTGGCTCTTTCGTGGTCGGGTCTTCCAACGTCATGAAGAATCCTTCCGACGGTCCCTCGAGGAGCGCATCCCTGAGCAGCGTCCAGTCGGCCTCGTCGAGCTCTACGATGTCGCCTGGTCCTTTGCCCCTGAACGCGGCTGCAATGCGCGCACTTGTTTTGATACCACGACCCGTGTTGTTGAACGGAACGTGTGTATCGCAAACGTAGCCGATCACCAGCGCTTGGCTGAGAGGCTGCTCACCAACTTGCAGATCAGCACCGTCCTCGCTGACTTTGACGTTGGGGCCGATCTTTACTCTGCGTACTTTACGCATTGGCAGACTCCACATGCTTCTTGGCGAGCCGACGCCCGAAATTGAACGCGTCTTTGTGCGCCTTCAACTTGTCGCCCATCTCGCTGAACTTGTCGCCGTCGAACCCGTTGATGAACGCGCTAACCCAAGCGCGCGGCTTGCCGAGGATACGAGCAGCAGCAGACTCGTAATCCGAACAGCGAAGATCGACCTTTTTGCCGCACATCACAAGGGCAAGAGGACAGCCACAGCTCTGCGGCAACGTATACCGCATTTGCTCGCTTACGCCGAGGCCCCACGTGCTTTTTTTGAGCTCCACACCAGCAGCTTTGTTCTGTCGGATGGCGCGGTTGATGATACGATAAACGTTCTTTTTTCCTTTTTCGATCGTCATTTTCATTTCTCCAGTTCAAAACGTAACTGATAATCTGGCCATTGTCCAGTGTATGATTTGATGATAACAGAAGCTTTATTGGCTCCGAACTTCTTCTCGAGTTTGAACCACTCTTGTCGGATTGCCTTCGGTCCGAGGCGCAGCCACTGGGCTTGAGTCGGTCGGCTGCCGAACAGCTTCTCGAACTGCTCTGCTGCAGCGGCCCATCGCCAGCCTATCGTCGTCATGCGCGCGAGCTCGGTCTGCTTCGCGTCTTCTGGCGTCTCTGACCCGTTGTAGACCTCTTGCAGAGCTACGTCTTTGATCTTGGGGGGCCTGAACACACCAGGGATAAAAGCGGTATCGCACGTAATGCAGCTCTTGCGCCACGCCTCCATTACAGCCCCACACTCATAGCACTGCCTCACCGGTATTGGATTGCTCTGCGAGATCGCTGTGCCGGTCAAGCTGTACGCTCTATCTGCGGTCGGCATCCCATGGCGCTCGCTTGCGCTCGTGAGATCGAGCAGCACGCCGTAGGGCTTGCCTGGAGACGGGCGCAGCACACGTCCTGTCGTCTGAATGTAGATGCCCTCATGCCCGCATTTGCGCGCTAGAATGCACACCTGAGCGGAGGGAACGTCTACTCCCTCGGTCATGGTGGCGCAGTTTATGATCAAGCGGATATCGCCTGACTCGAGCTCTGCCATAGCACGCACTCGATCTTTCTCCGAGCTCTTGGCGTGCACAATGGCTGTTTTGACTCCAGCCTGATCGAAGCTCTCTTTTACCATCTGCGCGTGCTTATTGTTCTGCACGAAGCAGAAGCCACACATTCCAGGCGTGTAGCGCTGGTACGCAGTCAGCGGGTCTTGTGCTAGCCCGCGGTTGATGTCTTTGTTCGGCCGAAACACGCGGCAAGGCACGAGATGCCCCTGCGCCATGAGCTCGCTATAGTCAGCGATCTTCACCATCGACTCGAACAAATGATCGAGAGGACGGCCGTCGTAGCGCTCTGGCGAGGCTGTAAGCCCAATCACCTTCGCGTTCGGGTAGCGACGAAGAACGTATTCCCAGCTATCAGATGGCGCGTGGTGGCACTCGTCCACAACAAGCACGTCAGCTTCGGGCCAGTGCCACCTAGCGCGCGTCTTGAAGCCTTGTATCGTCCGCACGGGCCAGTCAACGCCGTAGCTGTACACGCGTTGCTGCGTCTGCCGGCAGAGGTCGCGCCTGTTGCACAGCCACAGAGCTTTACCGTACTTTTGTGCCAGCGCTACTCCGGTGTTAGTCTTGCCGCAACCCGTGGGGCCAACTAGGCAAACTGACCGGTGTTTTTCGAGCTCAGCAGCGCCGTTTTCTACGGCTCGCTCTTGGTAATCGCGCAGCGGCATCAGAAGCCATGACCGCTCTTGAACAGAAACGCTAGATACTTCACCAGATGCTTATGGCTCCAACCGTCGTAATTGACGTGGAGCCAGTTCGCAAGACGACGCACGTTTTCTGGACGAGCTTTATTAAGCTGTTGTCTGGTCAGCACGCTTCGCTTCTTCGATTTCGAGCAAAAAACCCAACCGACACCGCGCATGCGCCAAGTGCGGCTTGCCGGTCTCAGGGTCGAGGTACTCACCACGTCGGTACGCCGAGATGTGCCGCATGAGCGAGGCGAAATGCTGGTCCACGCTCTCGTTCCGCCACTTCTGCACGCCGTTATCTTCGTGCTTGCCCACACCAAAAGCCATCACGTCAGCTTCGAGCTCCATCGCCCGGAAGCTCACCAGGTCCCAGCGTGCCTTCTTCATTTTGTCTTCTTTTTGAGGAGCTGCAGTATTTTTCATTTCAAGCGGAACCTCAGGCGGCGAGGGAAATTTGTCAATAGCTTCAGCATCGTTTGGGTTGAACCAACCGAAGCTGCGCGCAACAGACTCTGATTTGTAAGGCCACGATCCTGTTGGCATTACTGGCACACTTTTGCAAGCTCGTGCAACAAATAAACAGCGCGTAGCGAGGTGGCCATGGCCGCTGCTGTCACGAGCATCCACATCACAACAAACACGCGACCCGGAGTCATACGTTCAAATTAGCCATTTCTGCTGGTCCTGTCAACACGCCGAAGCCATCGACGACCGCATAGCGACGCCACCGTTGACACCGAACGTAGACGACTTCGTCAGGTCTTAGTTCTACTACGTCGCTTGGTCTGATAGGCGTCTTCACAGATATCACAAAGACAGCGCCACCATCCATCAGTGTGCAGCGTTCCAGGCTTTCCGCAGGTTTCGCAGGTGCGTTCACTGTCGTACTCCGCTTGTGAAATGAGCTTTTCGATCTCGTCGTGATGCGACGTCATGTAGAAGCGGAGACCGCCGAACTTCTCTTTGACCTGCATCGCTACGGGACGTTCTTCTGTCGGTAGCTTAGTGACGATCGCCTCGATCTTGCGCGAGAGCGTGAAAATGAGGTCAAACCAGCCGTCACCGCACTCGAATCCCCAGCACATGCAAGTCTCTCGCATCGACTTGGTGTGATCACCGAAGAGGATTGGGCACTCGCGATAAAGCTGCTCTGTGTGCGCTTCGTTCATGGCTGTGCAATAGTCTGCTTGGCGTTGAACCAGAAGCTATCGAACCGATTGAAGTCCGGATAGAAAGGCTCGACGGTCTTGAGCCTCACATTGCAATATTCTTCTGTCGCCGATGTGTCTTCCACGATGAACTCTACGATTACCCTGCTGCCCTTAGCGATCGGCGTACCGTTTTTGTCGTGCATTTTATCCTCCAAACAAACAGCTGCGCCGTCTTTTATTAGAGTCGGACGGCGCGTAACCGACTAGCCCGTTGAAATTGGGCCGATGATGGGTGGGATGGCGCCATCAGCACCTGGTCGTTAGACTATGCGTGGTTACACGCATTCCCACGTTGGACTAGAATCGGTCGAAGCTCTCTTCTTCCTCTTCACCACCAGCAGAGTTACCACCGCTCTCCTGCTGTTCGCTATTGCTGCCCTCCGCTCGAGCACCACCGCAGAGTACGATGTTGTTCGCGACGACCTCGGACTTGTAACGCTTGTTACCGTCCTTGTCCTCGTAGCTCGAATTGCGGATGCTTCCCTCGACGAGAATCCGCGATCCCTTCGTGAGGAACTTGGCGAGAGCCTCGCCACGCTTGCCCCACAGAGTGACCGTGTGCCACTGCGTGCTTTCCTGCCTGACCTTGTTTGCATCCAGATAGCTCTCGGTCGTAGCGAGCCTCATGTTGAGGACGGCTTTGCCCGAGTTTGTGTATCGAAGCTCCGGATCAGCTCCGAGGTTTCCAAGGAGTGTCGCTCTGTTCAGTCCATCAGCCATTTTCGTTTCCTCTTTCATTTCGAACGCGGGTTTCCTTGTAGGATCCCTTGTCTTTCATGTACATTTTCCCGTTGGGAAGTAAAAATCCGCCCGATTGGTCAACGTACAGCTTCAGTGATTTTTTAACCGCGTCGCCTGTCTTTGTCAACAGAGCCTTGATCTCGTACAGCTTGTTGGCTTGCTCGTCGTCTTTGATGTCACACGACGAGTCGATGTTGCTCAACAGATCAGCGCCCGTGTATTGCTCGAGCTTGCTCAAAGTAGCTGGGCAGGTACTAGCCATAGGGCAGTACAGATTCACGCAGTGCGGGCCAGGCGATGGTTCGCTGCCTGGCACGTGGAGGAACGCTGTGATAAAGCGTCCTTCGAACTCGTCGATCCTCTCCTTCTCCAGTACCCAGTGATGCGGGTAGCACTCACCAGACGCAACCTTCAGCACGATGCACACAACGCGTGTGGCATCGTAAATCCTTGCGGCTGCTAGGCCCAGGAAGTTCAGCTGATCCTTGTAAATTTCCCACGGGGTGTGCCCGGTTTTGTAGTCAACCACGCAAACTGTGCCGGGCTTAACTGCAATAAGATCTGCAGTACCGGGGAATTCTCCGTCAACACAGCCTGTATAATCTCGCGGCTCTGGCTCGGTGAGTACCCGCGCCGTGCGAGTGTTGACATTATAGGCGACTTTCTGCTCGTGATACTTCGTGCCACCGATGTGCTCTTGGTGCCACGTGTACAACGCCCAGCCGTCGACTTTCGCTTGCTCGAGCTTTTCTGGTGTGAGCTCGTGTTCATTGGCGAGAGCTTGCAGGTCTAGTTCAACGCCTGTGCTGTGGTGCTCAGCGATAGCGTGCGTTACGATGCCGTAATGCGCTCCTTCGCCTGTGTCATTGGGCGGAGCCGGGATGTCCGACCTCGCCCAATAACCGCACTTCATCAGCAGATTCGTTCTACTTGCCGACGCTTCCATTTTCCGTCTTGGGTGCGCCGTCGGAGAGCCAAGCCTTCACAAGATTTGCGAAGTTTTCACCTGGTTTCTCGAAGACCTTACCGTCGACGTCAGGACAGCGTGTCTTGCCGATGACGAAGTTGTGCTCCATCGTCATCATACCCTCGATGTCGAGGTTGTATACGAAGTTGTCGCGCATCTCGCCAGCAAGGCCCAGCTTCTTAACCTGCTTCTTGCCGTTGGCGCCTTCCTCGATCACGTGCTCGGTCTTCGCTCGGACCGTCATGATCAGGTGGATAGGCGCAGACAGAATCTGCTGAACCATCCGCTGATAGATCGGGTCAACGACCTTCCACGCACCGAAACTGTCGTATTTACCACCACGAGCAGCAGCTTTCTTCGCTTCTTGGTCGACTAGCGAGAGAAAGCCTCCTTCGCTGTTCCAGAAGTGCGTGAGGCTGTCGATGACGAGCACATCATACTCGCTTGCGGCTTCTTTGATGAGCTTGCCGATCTTGTCGGGATGGTACGGCTCGGTGAGCTGGCACACATCGAATTCGAACTCCTTAGCGTACTTGCTAGCGGAGCCGTACTCGGTGTCGCCGAAAGCAACACGGCCAAACTGAGAAGCGATCTTGAGAGCGGAATACGTCTTACCAGAGCCGGAAGGACCCTGGATGCCGAGACGCAGCTTTGCTTGTGATTTTGTCGCTCGTTGAAAAACTGACATTTGGTGTTCATCCTCCAGCTACTAAATTTAAGTAGCGAGAACGCCAGTGTCTAGTTCTTCCTTATCGGCTGGCGAGAGAGCGTTCTTTTTGTTTTTGTAAATCCGGTTGAAATGCTCAGGATCACACACTGGGCATTCAGGCTCGAATGGGCGATAACGCTCTCCCGACTTGGCACGCCTATATCCTTTTTTGTTGGGTCTTCTACTTCTACTCACTATCGAGATATCTGATCCAAATAGAAGGCGAGCCGGCTGGAAAGCTTTTCTACAAACTCTTCTTCGATCATCTGATCGAGGCCGAGATCGCGCATGGCCACGTGCACCAGCTCGTGAATCGTGGTATCCAGCTTGTCGTGCTCTGGCTGTTCGCTGTCGATGTAGATCTTACCTTTGCGCTTACCACCAAAGTAGACCTTACCAACGACCCAGCGCTTGCCATCTTTGAAGATACCAGGAAATTTACGTGCAGGAGCGTGAAAGATTCGCCACTCCTGCCCGTCCACGCCTGTGAACTGCGTCTTTAACTCTGGCTTACCGCGGCGCACGGGTAAGAAATCCTCGCAGAGCAGGCAGAGGGATAGCATAGCCCAAACCAGGCGTACCACTCTTCATGCTAACAATGCCCACGAGATTCCCAGATCGATCGAACACCCCAGACCCACTACCGCCGTTGTTCATGACGAGAGAGGCAACGCCCATGAACGGACCAGTTAGATCGTGTGCAGGCCCCACACCAATCTCGCTGTAGTAGTTAGTGACGAGGCCCGTGCAGAACGTCCAGTAGTTGAGAGTTGGATGCGCCATCATGAGGAGCGAGCTCCCAACAGGAGGCCCCTGCTCGGCGAGCTTCGCTACGGGATGCAGCGGTGGCAACGCCACATCAATAAGCGACAAGTCGTATTTGGGGGCCAGCGCTACCACTGTAGCCTCATGCGTGGCTTTCGGGTCAGACACGATGCCAGAGACCTCACCCGCCGTCAGAACGTAAATCTTGTCCTCGCCGTCCGTACAATGCTTGGCCGTCAACACGCGCGATCGACCGACCCAGACTCCGCCGCAGTAGGGGAACCATTGGCCGTCGTCGTTCTGTTTGACTAGCGCAACCGTCTCGTTCTGTAGATCAGAAACCGTCGGCTGCTGGCCGCCTGCTCCACAACGCGTGCAAGCTGTCGTAGCGAGTACAAAAATCGCCACCAAAAAAAGAGCCCAGATCTTTCGCATGAACGCCTCCATTTTGAGGTTAACCATCTGACGAGCGTGTGTCTAGCACTGACCACCACCTATTATTTGTTCTCCAACTTTTCCCTATCTCTTTTTTTTTCTTTATTTCTTCTCTCTCATTTCTTTCTTAATCCAATCTCAATATTTTCCAGATAAAATAGTAGGTGGTGGGTTATCTGGCGAACAGCTTGACAATGAAGGACCACAAGACGGAGATCCAAGACGCGGGCTTGACAGGAGCTGGAATCTCGGGGATGGTCGGCAAGTAGACTTCGTACTCGGGCACGGGCGCAACTGTCGGCTCTGCTGGCCCCACAGGTCGAGGCGTCGCCTCGATTTGGATGCGTGGCTTGGCTTCAGCAGCAATAAGAACGTTCCTCACAGCCTGGCAGATCTCTCCTCGAGTTATCTTACCATCTTTGTTTCCCATCGTGTCGAAACCAGCGTTCTGTCGATACGTGATCGGCTTGCTGTTCTTATCAGCAATGACATAGTCGTTGTCCTTGTCGATCGCTGCAGGCCAGAACACGGCGCAATAGAGAGCTTCCAGCGTGTCGAGTTTTTTGCCCTTTTGCTTGAAATACTTCACTACGTACATCATCTGCTCGGTGAAGCTCATTTTAGCGAACTTCTCCGTAGCGAGTTTTTTGTTCTCGTCGGTCACTTTCCAACCGAGGAGACCGCACGCGATCTCGGGCATAAACTGGATCAAACCAACAGCGCCCGAACCTGCGCGGTTGAGTTGGGAGGTCAGCCAGCTGCCTCCCGTCTCGAAACGAATGACAGCAGCAAGGTTGTCCACATGCGTGCCGATTTGATCCGCCGCAGTCGCGAGCGTTCGGAGCTCTGGCTGTGTGAGACGATCGATTCCTGTTACATGTGCCACTGTCGTTTCCATTTTACTTCTTGCCGAAGGAAGAGAACACCTTGTAAAGACCAACCGCGTCGTTGGCCGCAGTCACGATGATTTTGCCGACCGCGGTGTCGTCCTGCTTGAAAGCGTGAACGGCCATAGCAGCAGCGGAGAGGAGGCCAGTCACAGCACCGTAGTACGTAAGAAGAGTTGTTAGCATTATTTTTGTCCTTTGCTACGCACGGAGTCGGCAATCAACTGCGCCATTGCAGTTAGATCGTCGCGCCGTACCATGTTGTCGCGAATATCAGACACTTCTGCTTTGAGCTCGCCCAGCATAGCTGTTTGACCGCTAGACTGAGCTTTCAGCGTGGCGTTGTCTACTTTAAGCGCTACAATCTCGGCTTCTGCGGTTTTGAGTCGGCCAGAGTAGCTGGCCATGATCTTCCCTAGAATGCCGGTTATGAAAGTCAGCGCTGCAATAGCGACTGAAAGAAGTTCAAGTGACATATGCTGCCTTTAAGCGGTAGTGCTATCAGTAACCCAACCAAGGTTGGCCATAGCTGTTAGAAGAGATGCTAGTGCTGCGTTTCCACCTCTAGAACCAGTGACTGTTGGTTTGGCCACAGGAGTAGCACCGAACACACCAATACCGGTGGCGTTTGCTGCAATTTTGATACCATTATCCACTGCCAATCCAACAGAACCGCCCGATGGTACGTTTAGAATCGATACAGTGGCGCCATCTGTTAGAAGCGTATAGTTTGTCGCTGTAGGAGATGCAATAGCTCCTTTGGCAAAAATTGCCCCATAAAATGCAGAAAACCTTCGGAAGGCTAAGAGGTTGTTACCAGCATGTTTAACAATCAGAGCGTCCTCATCTGTTTCTACAGCACCAGATACAGGAGCAAACAGATTGACGACTACGTCTCCGGACTTTTTGTTATTAGGTCCAACAGCCTGCTGCGGCGTGATATTCAAAGCTGTGGCAGCAATGTCTGTAGTAAGAGCGCCGTGTTTCAAAATAGGAGCAGAGATCGATTTATCAAAAAGAATATTACCAGCCACTTCCAAGCGTTCTGTTGGCGCTGTGCTATCATTGGCGACTCTAAGCCCGTTAGGTCCTGCTATCGCGCTAATGCGATCTCCCACAGTAGACTGCGCTGCTCTTAGGAGGATTTTACCGATTGAGTCTAAATAAATATTACCAACGTCTGCTCGCATTTGAAAAATAGATGCAAACGGCGCGCGAAAGCTAAATTGACTAGTAGTAGGATCTGGGCCGCATGTTACTTGTGGGCTAACACCTTCTGAGTAAAACTGGATGATGTCAAAGTTCTCTTCTCGAATGCGGACTCCAAAAGAGTCAATAGCACCAACGCCTCTACGAGATCTGATGACAACTCCACCACCGTTTCTAGTACCGCCGGGAAAGTTAACGGCTTGACCTTCCAAGATAAGGTCGCGGCCATGCTCGTCTGCAACAGTTGGCTCAACTCTAAGAGTGAAAGGATTTCCTTTTTGGAACTCCAAAACGTTGTCAATTAAAGAAGCTCTCAGATTACCCGCTATTTTTAGTTGAACTTGCCCAGTGACGAATCCGCTACCAGCTTCCAGAACCAGAGTGCCTCCAGTTGTCGATCCTGTGCCCGTAGCATTAGGAGCTTTAATGGTAAGAGATGGTGCTGTGCCTCCTGCTACAGAGTAATCTAAGCCAGACAATGACCCAGCTACACCTGTATCCCATTGAAGGTTTGTGCTGACCAGCGGAGCCTGTAATAGCTGAGTAACTGTGCCAGCTGGGCTCTTGAAACTCAGAGCTCCGTTGTTGGCTGCATCACTGAAAATGACTTGCCCAGCTGTGGGAGCCGCAACAGCTGTGCTTGGTACATACGCTGGCCGCAGCGGCCCGAAGGCTGCGGTAATAGCAACGCTCTGTACAGCTAGCGACAAACTATATACTACGGCTGCTTGATCCACCAAGATTATGGTGTAATTTCCAGGCTTGTCTGGTGTGAACTGTGGGGCAGACCCATTAGTTGTGTTGAGCTCTGTCTTGCTATCTTTCGGTACGCCTAGAGTCCACAAGTACGAGGAAGGTGTTGTACCAACAACAGACAATTGGCACAAGATGCCAGTTAACACAGTGCTAATAGGAGCCGGATTTTGAACTCCAGCAGAGTTAACAACGCCGGCACCGCCGGTTTGTATAAGTTGAATACCAGGCATTTTTTTTACTTTCTGATAGCTACGAGGTAGCTGTTTTGCTTAACAACTGTAGCTGTGCCAGAGGAGTTGTTTTGTGCAAACTGGAATTGAACGTTACCCGCGTTCGAGCTGTTAACAACCAAGATGTCGATAATGATGATAGAGGCCGTAACAGCTTCTCCAGGCTGCAGCGAGAGAGAAGCGCCAGCCGTTGTAGAGTTCGTGACTCGGAAGGATGTCGCTCCGTGCTCGTACAATTGAGAGGTCAGCATGCACGTGGCGCTGGTCGGCAGAGTGATAGCGAACTTGATGCCGTCCGACGTAGCAAACGTGGTGGACAGCACGTAGCGCACAGCCCAGACCTCGTTGGCTAGGATGGCGAACACCAGGTCGTCATCGTTCTGCAGAGTAGTAGAAGATGTTACGCTCTCGTCTGCGGGTTTGTTCTTTACCACCATGTCGTTAGCGCTAGAAATGACGCCACCAGACGTGGTGATTACGTGACCGGCCACAGTGAGCAGACCAGTTTGCAGCTGATCGCTGGCGTTTGCCTTCCACAAATCCAGGTTGCCGCTATTAGCAGCGTTGCGTGCAGATATGTAGCTGTTGTTAGAGAGCCTCACCATACCAGCAGTAGCGAAGTTCGTACCCAATGCGAAGAACGCGCTCGTTGCGTCGACTCCGAATTTGGCGAACTCAGTAGAGCCCTCGAGAATGCTCAGCTTGGCGTGGTTACTGCCAGCCGCTGCAGGGATCGTAAGCTCAATATTACCGCCGACAGTTGTACCTGTGCCTGCTTTGAGGATAAGCTTGCCGCCAGTCGCGGTGGTACCCGTGGCGTTGGCTGCTTGAAGAGTTAGTGGTTGAGCTGTAGCGCCGTTGGTGACATTGTCTGCTTGGTTAATGATGGGAGCTGTAACGCCGACCGCGTATTGCATAGCGGCGATATCCAACCTAATCAGTGACGCAGTCACCGTCATGACACCAGAGTTGTTAAGACACAGCTGAACTGTTGAAGTAGCGTTGAGTAAAGTCAATCCAGCTCCGCTAACCAACGTATAGTTAGTAGATCCAGGCACTACACCCATGTAGACAGCGCCGAGATTGACCATATCGGCTGTATATCCGCCGACAGTCACATCAGCGCCAGCGATATTTAGTCCTAGCTGTCCGTCTTGTGTTAAGTACGCAGCCAGAGCACCAGCTGTGTTGTAGAACTCGCACAGCTTGCTGGTTTGTGTCGAGTGCGACGATACCTTGAGCTGTACGATGTCGGCTTTACCGACCACGTCCAACTTGGCTGTCGCAGTCGTGCCGTCGCCGAGCCGCAGGTTGCCGTTCGACAGATCCATGTTCGCGCGAGTTGTCGGCGAGAACGAGTTACCGTTCGTCAGGCCTGTGCTACCATCAATAAACAGCTTGGCTATGGTTTTGTAGATGGTACATGCGCTGGTTGCTCGAGCTATCCAAGCACTGGCCGTCCAATCCGCGTCGAACGATACGTAGTTGGAGTCAGCACCCAGACACGTAAAGGCGATACCTCCACCAGAGCCAAGAAATTTGGCCGTGCTGTGCGTGGTTAGCCCAACAGCCTTCAGCTGGAAGTTCGCGTCAGCGGCGACGCCAATACCGAGGCGCGTCAACTGCGGAGTAGCAGTGAACGACGGAGCGCTTGCGCCCACAGACTGCAGCACGCCGTTAGTGACGTTCGCAGCCGAGGTAATATTGCCGCTGTTGTCGGAAACGAGAGCGCCAACCGTCGTAGGCAGTGCGAGCTGTCCAGACGATTTAATGCGCGCGAGGATCGTACCAGCAGAGTCAATCCACCGCTGCAAGTCTGCGGTTTGGACAGCCGCGCCTTGGAGCGTGAAAGGCACCTGGGCAGCGTTAGCTGCTTGCAATACGACCGGAGGCGTGAGGCCACCACCTGCAGCAGTCAGCGTATAGCGATCGTTCGTAGGATCGTCGGTTACCGTGAATCCAGTCGAGAAGTTTAGATAGCGACGAGGAGTGAGCTTCGTCCCATTGTTTTGGACTTGCGCGCCAAGCAGCAAGTCGAGGAATGAAGCGGTGTTGTTGCCAGCCATTAGGAAGCTCCTGGATCTTGAGAAGTAACCGTGCTAGCTGTTTGGCAGGCCCAGTATTGCAGGCCAGCTATTGAACCGCCACCGGCTTCTCCAGTAACAGCGACCACGTATTTGTACTGCGTGTTGTCGATCGTTTCGTTAATACCACCACCGATCGAAATGAAATGATACGCCTCGTACGCAGCAAGGTTGCTTGGATCACCGGTGGTGATACCCACTTGCGTTAACACGCCTGTGGTAGCGTTCATTTTGAACAGTCGAGCCGTTGGCATCGTGCCAGGCAATCCACCGTGACCGCCCGTGGCTATAAGGTAGACGATTACACTTGTGAGAACACTACCGTCCGGAAGATCTAGCGGTTGATAGATAACTGCTGTTCCAGCAAGCGTTACCTGTGCCATGATAGAACAGTTGAATCCGTTCTGAGGCGCCCAATCGTTTACGCCTGCTGTTTGACTCGTCGAGCACACGCATCGTTGAATTCTACTGAGCCCGCGAGAAGCTAGTGGGTATTTTTTGGTGTTGTCAGACTCGGGCCATTGAGCGTGAGCTACTTTGTCCGCAAGATCACCAAAGGGGCTGTCGACGCTGAGAGCGCTAGCGAGATCGCCATCGCTGGGCAGAGTTACGGTAGCCGGGTTGTTGCTTGGTACAGGCGTATAAGGGAAACTCATTATTTAACTCCATCCCAGTACAGAGCGCCGTTCCAGCGCTGTCTGAAATCATACCAGTTGCCTGCGGGGAACGGTGCTGTTCCACCACCACCAGGCACCCAAATATTAGAAGGATCGTTGTGCACAACGATAATGTTAGTGCAGTCTGAGCCAGAGGCTTTCCATTTAGAGACGATCGAACGTATGTCGCCAACTAGAGCCTGAGTGGCTGTGCTGCCCCACGATGACCCGTCTCCCCACGTCCACGTGCCCCAGTTTTTCGGCAGGATCAACCCAGTAGCTGGTGCGTTCAAAATGTAGAGAATGATCCAGAAGTGGAAGTCTCCAGGATCTGATCCGAACCAATCCCAGTCGCGAGGTTGCGCACGCGTGTAAGTCGTTGAGCCTGCTTGCAGCGTAATCCAGTCAGAGAATCCGTCGCCTTGATCGTCTTGGCCATTTACAACGTAACGGATAGTAGGCACAAACGGCGAGACGTAACCAGCAAGCTGCCCGATGATCGCGTAGGGATTGCCCGCAACCTTCCACGTCGGGATGGCTTGCTGCAAGCGCGCGATGTAAGCCGCATCCGTCTCTTGGAATCCGCGCAGGATTTGCCTGTCGTGGCCAATAAACGGCAGAGCCTCGCGTGTCCCGTACCCGGGCATGCGCGCGAGCACGCCTTGCTTCAGCGCTTCACTCACAGCATCGATATGAGTAGCACAGTTGTACATAAAGCGATATCCCCAAAAGCCCTGTAGCCAGCTAGGGCAGATGGTTTTGACGGACTCGCGGAAGGTGGTCGTTTCAGCCATTATGTGCTCGTAATCGTGAAGTTCGCGCCAACAGACGTGATAACAGCCACTTCGTTCTGTGCAAGAGCAACGGAAGCGCCACCAGGCGACGAGATCGTTACCTCAATGAACTCACCCGAGGCTTGATAAATCTGGCCAATAAGAGCGTCCACGAACACCTTACCACCAGAGCCGATGTCGAATCCGCCGATCGGGATCGTCTTGAAGTAGTTTTGCAACTGGACCAGGATCTGATCCTGAGCTACGCTGGGAGCGAGCGTCGATCCGTGTTTGAGATAGACGGTAGCCGACACGAGGATGTTGTGCGCTACAGCCGAAACGGTCGTCTCTGCAAAACCCGTAGGCACGCAATTTTTCTGGATCTCGTCGTGGATCGCACCCAAGTCTGTCGCTGGGTTGCCCATCGTACCCGCGATCGCGCCCGTGGCGCTGGCTACGTACACTGTCGTCGAGCCGTTCCCAGCCGACACGACGAGCGTTCTCGTGACCCCCACGTTAGAGCCGTCAGAAAGCCGTGTCGCCGCCTTTGCGAAGAAGTCGTAAGCGTCGCCTGGCCCATTGGGGCTGGCCGCTGCCAAAGACTCACGGCAGCGTTCCCGGAGCTCCTCGTCGGTCTCCTCGTCATTGGCCGTCAGGGGCGAGGCGTTCGACATCGTTACGCCGAGAAGAGGCGTCACGAGGGAGTTAATCGCGCTAGCCGTGGCGTTGAAGCTGGTGCCTGACTGGTCAGCGATGATTTGAACGTCTAGCGTTCCACCAGAAGCGCCCAGCGTGCCTCCGGTCGTGTTTGTGTACGTCGCGCCCGTGCTGCCATTGAGGAAGTGGAGATCACCAGCGTTGATGACGTACGCCACGCCAGAGCTGTTAGACAGGCTCTCCGTGGTTGTGCCGAAAGTCGCAGGCGTGCGCGTTAGCCCGTACAGCGACCTCGCTAAGAGGGTCAGCCATCCACCAGTAGCGTAGTCCAACAATCCGCCGCTAGCGATGGCTGAAGTTGTCGTGGTGAAGTCGGCGATTTTTTGCGCGATGACCTCCAAGATCTCTCGCGGTACGCTGCCTGACTGCCACGCTGTGATAGGAAATCCCAAAGACTGGGCAACGCTCAGCATAGACGAAAGGATGGTGTCCTTGTCTAGCGGCGTGAACATTTCAGAAAGAGTGAGCATTATGACCTCTTACGTTGACGAGAGGACTTGCACGGTGACTTCCCCAAGCGTCACAGAGAGGACGAGTGAGAAGGGACCAACGGCGCCAGTGCCTTGGATTTGGAAGGTGAGCATTTTTGTAGAGCTGGTGTACGTGGCCGTCACGTTAGCTTGATCAATGCGCTCGTCTCGCTCGAGCTCGGCCTTGACCTGGCCTTTAATACGCGCCAGCGCAGCCGAGTCGATACGCCCGTTGAGAAAGTCTCGAATGTCGATGCCATAGAGCGGATCACTAAGCAGCGAGCCCTTGCGGCACGTGAGCCTGCGAACGCAAACCTGCGCCATCATTGTAGCACCAGTGACAACCGACATCATCGGATCGAGATCCGTAACGCAGCTGATATCGCTACCATAATCCGGCTCGAATTGCTCAGCCATTAGCTTATTGCTCCTGTGATCGGTACCGGCGCTGCAGAAGGGCCGATCGGATTGCCCGGAGTAGTAGTGGTACCGAGTCCAGCAGTGCCGGCTGGAACGGTAATTAGAGCGAGCTGCACTTCTGCCACAACAGCAGCGGCAATGTCATCGCACAGCTCGGTAAGCTCGGTACTGTTGTTGGCCCATGCTCGCGCAGCGATCAAAGCTCGTAATGCAGTCGACAGGTGAGACGCTGACATAGCCATTAGCGCTTCTCCTCTGCAGGCGTCTGCTTCTTCTCGTCGTTGGGGCCAGTGAACTTACCTTGCTTGTCGCGCTCTTGCACAGCCTCGGTGAACTTAGCTGGATCGAGCCCGACCCACGTGTAACCAGCGTATTGCATTAGCGTGACTTCACTTTCAAAGAGCCAGCGGTGATGAGGAAAGGTCCTGCAGCGTCGCCTACTCGAGCTATTGGCGCTCCCAGAGGAGGAACGTCTGTCGGTAGAGCACCAGCAAGACCGGTGAAATCGGGGACGAACCCGTCACTAGCTTTCTTGTCGAAAAAAGCAATAAAAGGCTTCGTGGGATCGCTACCTTCGAAGCCAACGAGAACGGAAGAGCCGGGAACCAGGCTGTAGTTGACGCCACCGCTGCGTACGGGAATTTTAGTCGCTGTGGGCAGCCCGATATCTTTGACCGGCTGCAGATCGGCTGTCTGATTAACGCTGTCGAACGAAGCGACCGTGTACTCGTAATAACCCATGTAATCCAGCGTTGGGAAGAGTTCTCGCACAAACGCAGCAATCGCGCGCTTGAGCCTGTCTTGCGGCATTGAGTTGAAAGACGCCATTAGAGCACCCAGACCTCAGTGCGCAGCTTGTCTTTGTCGAGCTTGTGAATTACCGCAGAGGCCGTTTGCTCAGAAAGCGTAACAGAGCTGAACTTCGAGCCAGGTAGCCAATCCTCGGGTTTGTCTGTGGCGATGTGCACGCGCCCAGCACCGAGATCTGTAGAGTTGTGGTCGAGCACATCGAAAGCCGAGGTAATCGTGGTGCTGGGCCTGTCTCCTACGACAGTGACTCCGTCAGAGCGCATCCACCACACAGGGGCAAAGATGTCTAGCGATCGCACGGCTGGCCCAGACTTCCGCTCGTAGAACTGGCCAATGCCAAAGTCGCCAGATACGCTGAGCTGCTCTCCGCACTCGCGTGCTGCGTCGCCTGCAACGACAGAAAAGTTGATGCCGAACGAGGATCTGTACTCTTTGCCAGGGATCGTCTTCAGCCAACCAGCGTAGCCACCAATAATGCGAACTGTTGTGGAGCCAATGAAGGAGCCGATACGATAGACGCTCCCCTTCAACACCAGCCCTGCAATTTGAACGGTAACCAACCCAGAGAGAGACACAATATCGGTGAGCTGGGCGTCCACGTGCCAGATACCGTGGTACGGCAACACAACGCTAGCTGTGTTCAGACGATTACCGTTGATCTCTGCGAACTGTGCCATTAGATTGGTTGCTGAGCGAGCGCCAGCAGCTTTTGGATTTCTTGGTCTTGAGCGTCTTGCACCGTAGGCTTGCCCGCGGTGTTGGTCGTCGTCTTGGTCTTGTTTGGAGTGGTGGTGACGTTCTTCTTTTTGGCCGGGTTGTACTCTTTGAATTCGACCGTCACTCCCCAGAGCTGCTTATCGAGATGCTCTAGCGGGCCCACGCTCGTAGTAATTAGAGACGTGATGCCGTTAGCAGCAAGCACAGGATGCAAAACGTCGACGGGCAGAGCGGTTTTCTTTGTAGCGTCGTAGTGCAGCAAAACGACGAAGCTCTCGTAAAACTCCGTGACTTGGTCTGCAGTCCAGAACAAGAACTGGCCCTTGATGTCTTCGCTGGGGCGCAAACCACGGTAAGTCTCCGTCGCGCCTTGAACGCCTGCTGCGTCCTTTATATCCCACTTGTACGGACGACTGCCTCCCTCGAGCTTGAACAGCCCAGGAGAGATCACGCCAGACACGTTGAGGAAGTCGTACTGCTCAGGCTGCGTGAACGGGTTAGCAAAAAGAACACCGAACATTAGGCGGCCACTCCCTTCTCGAGCATGATCTGCTCCATCAAGTTAGCCATCATTTCAGGCAGCATTTCAGCAATCTGCTGCGCGCCAGTGACGCCGCTGATGACGATCGATCCTGGGCCGAACGTGACGGTTACTGTACCGCCACCGCTGCTAGCTTGCGGCTTGGCTGCAGGCGGAGGCGTAGCAGCTTCGCTCATGGCGTCGCTGGCCCCTGTGCTGTTCTTGTCGATGCCTTGCTCGAGCCCGCCCATGAGGTGGCTGCCCATTTGGGCCATGACCTTGGACGGAGAGTGGATGCCAAACACACTCTTAAATTTATCGAGTCCAGCAGAGGCCATGTTGCCCAGAGCGTCTGCGAACAACCCAGGTCCTTGGGTGATGCCGTTGATAAGACCGTTAACGATCGCAACGCCAGCATCGTAGAACTTGCCAGGCAGCGAGATTAGGTAGCTCTCAACTCCCATGAACCAATCGAAGATCTGCGCGCCAGTCTGAACCCAGCTAGCGATGACGCCGACCACTACACCGATGACTTGAGCAAGGTAGCTCATAGCTGCAGCCATCTTAATCGGTCCATCTGCCGTTGGGCCAAGCAGATCGAACTGCTTGAGTAGCGGCTTGAGCGCGATATAAGCTTGCAGAGCCATGATAATTAGGCCCTTGAAGAAGACCTTTACGTAAGGTCCTGCAGCCTCTACGGCTTTGAAGATCCGATCGAACGTCTCCGTAACGATGAATTTGAGCGCCTTGCCAGAGATCGTGCTTTGGTTGAACACGTTCAGCACGTCGTGTAGCTGGCTCAAGAAGCCGTCAACCTTTACGTCCTCGAACAGAGACATAAAGTCGTCTTTCAAACGCGCGACCTGAAAGCCAATGTCCAGCACTTGTTTGGAAGCAGCGCCACCGAACTTGCTGCTGATAGCTTTGGTGAGTGCAGCGATTCCCTTCTCTGCGGTAATCGTGCCAGCTTTGATCTGAGCTTCGAGCTGAGGCTGCGTAATACCGAGAGCCTGAGCGATCGCGCTCATCTGAACGCCAGTGCCTTTTAGCGCTTTGGCGTTAACATCGAACTTGCCACCGGCCGTGGCTTTCTCGATGATGCTCTGGATCTTCTCGCCGGCACCAGATCCGAGCACAGACTCCACCATCCCGATCGATTCGATCGCATCGGTAAGAGCGTCTGCATTTGTAACGCCGGCTGCTGAGAGCTCGCGCGCCAACTGCGATCCTCGGTTCTGAGTGATCGCAATATGATCGGTCATGTCGGTCAGGCGATTGTAGACCTTGTCTGCATCGTCTGCCGTGTCGAGAAACGCTTCGAGTGCATCGAGCGTATCGTTCTTCGCTTCAGACGCAGCCAACGAGAGAGCCATACCGCCTGCAACTGCAGCTCCCTCGAAGGCTATCGCCGCACCAATACCCGACTCGCCGAGAAACGTAAAAGCCGCGCCCAGATTGAGGGTCGGCTTTTCCGCTTGGTTCATTTTGCTGGCGAGGCCCAAGATCTGCTCTTGGTAGCCGGCCGCTGCAGACTTGTTTGCCTGAAGAGCCTTGTTAAGCTCCATCCATTTGCTGAGCGCAGTTGGATTCAGCGGCCCCTTTTGCAACTTAGCCATAGCAGCTTCGGTCTGCTTTACCGCTTTTTCAGCGGCACTAAGTTGCAACTTGAGCTTCTGCATCTGGGAAGCCATTTCCTTCCCAGGCTTAGTAAGCTTGTCGATTAGCTGGATTTGAAATTTCAGACTGTCCGGCATTTGCAGAAGCTCTTATCGCGTGTGCGCTTGAATGATGAGGTTGACAGCCGTTGCTAACTCAAAAGCAGCGGTGTTGGCCATCTCATCGCTTGTTTCGCCGTCAAACTGTCCAGTGGGATGGAGCAGTTCTTGGTAGCAACAAGCTGCGAAGTTCAAATCCTTACGAATCTGATCCCGAGCTTTTGCGTACCTCCGGTTCAGCGACTTGACCAGCCAGTTCGAGCACAGCGCCCGAACACGTAACACAGATGCCAGGAGCTTCCTGGATCATCTTGTCGAACTCTTCGCCCGTCGGGTAAATGCGGCACGATCGCACGATCACCTCTTGCGCCTTGGGGCGCTTCTTCTCGTCAAACAAGAAGCTGAGGTATCGATCGTACTCGGCGCGCTTGGGACGGCGGAACGCCACGTCACCAAGCTTCGTCGTCACTACCGCGATTTCACCATGCTCGGACTCGAGCTCTGCGAATTTCTCTTCTGAGATCTTTTCCATTGTTGGACTCCTGTTATAGGAAATGGATTAAGACAAGGAAGTAACCCAGTGCAGCTCAGCGGCTGCCTTTTCTCTGGGACGATAAGCGTTACAGCAGTATTTCTCTGGGATCACGGGCAGTCTCACAGGCGTACTCGTCTTTTTCATGAACTTTGCGAAATCTTCGTTCTCGCACTGTTGTTTTCCGACGAGGAATGCACATGTCGAGCAGTGGAAGTCATCGCCTTCCATTGCAAAGTGAGAGCTGCCCGGACCGTAGTCAGACATTACGCGCTAACTTGAGCCTGAGGAGGAAGCGAGCTGACGCCGTTCCACAAGATATCCAAGCATTTGAAGGGAAGCTTGCGAGCGGAAGGATCAGCGTTACCAGAGGTGTTGTTACCCTCTGTGCTTGTGATGCGAGCGCCTTTGATCGTGTCGACGATCGTCGAAAGGCCAGACTTCGACTCATCGTACGTGACGATGATGTCGAACTGTACAGTCTTCCAACCTTCGCCGAGCTTCTGGATTAGAGTGTTGAACTCCTCGAGAAGGATGGTAAAGTCGCCGTCAGCCTCGTAGTTACCCGTTGTGAAAGCGATCGGCCGCGGGCCAGCGCCACGCACAATAGCCGGGTCGAGGTTGTCTTTGTAGTTGATCTCGGTAAGGCCGAGGATGATGTCGTCGCCAAGC